ACGACCTCAAGCGGTTTTGATAGGAACGGCGAGGCTCTCACCATGTTCGCCGCTTCCTTGAAAACCAGCGATGCCTGCTCGCGGTCAGATGCCGCACCGTATATTTCGGCTCCCGGTTCCTCGTCTGCCGTGAGAAGGTATAGCCCGATCCCTGCTAGCAACGTCGTCTTGCCAGACTTCTTCGCCGTGCTGATGTAGGCCATTCGGTAGCGTCGCGTTTCGTCGTCAACGCGCACCCAACCGAACAACTCCTCAAGCATCTCGCGTTGCCAATCGAGCAATGTGAACGGCTTTCCGGCGAAGCGTCCCTTGCTGTGTCGCAGGAACTTCTCGAAAAACTCTATGACATGATCGCCGCGTTCTGCGTCGAAATAAAAGTCAAGCCCTTGCTCGACTGCTTCGCCTCGTGATAAACGCTGCAAACGGGTCATCGTTCGTGTCGCTGTGGATCGTTACTTGCGACCGGCTTGAAGGCGTCAGGCCAAACTCTCGCTCAATCTGAAGCAGGTCTTTCCTCGCCGACTTCTCGTCAACTGCCCACGGTGCCGGCTGCGCCCACTTTACTCGCAGCCTCCCGTCGTCTCTGTTTGGGTCTGGCTCGTAGTGTATCACCTGCCTGCCGAGTTGCCTGCACTGCTCTCGCATCTGCATCCAGTGCGACCAGATAAGGCAGTACCGTGCCAGCGTCTCCCTGTCGGCTTCCGTCATCACCTGCATTCGATGAAGGACTCGCACCGCCTCGTCCCATTTCTTCGTTGCGAGTTTGTCTTCGGCAACATGCTCTGGTGGCGCAAAGTCGTCGAGCGGGTCTGGCTGCGGCTCGTTCGCATTCAAAGATCGCTTGCCGGGGTTGCCTTTGATTTCCTTGAAGCGTGTCGGCTCAGGTCGCGGTCCTCGTAATCCCATTTATTGTTCTCCATACTTCAGCAGCAAGTTCCTCTGGCGTTTGCGTTGCGTCAAGCCTCGATGCTCCGCATTTCGCTGCAAGATTTTCTGCTTTCGTAACCCTGCCCTTTACCCAAGTCGCCGACTGTTTCTTCAACCTGTGTTCTTCGGCTCTTTGCGAACGCCTGTCGTCTGCCAAGTCATTTGAGCAGCAAAGGTGGAACGTCAGCAACCTGTAGTGCTTCCTCGCCTTCTCAAAAAAGCCTTCATTTGCAAGCCTGTCGCCTTCCGCAAAAACGAGCGAGCCTGCCTTGCATCGACACAACTCTTCAAGCCAATCACTCGCAGTTTTTACCGTCGTGTATGACAACGTGTCTGTCCCTCCGAACGGAAAAGCGTCGCCGCCAAGAACGGTAAACAATCCTTCCTTGCCTGAAAATCCTCTGTGCTTCACCGGCGTCGTCGCTTCGTAGACCTGCCTGCTGTCTCTGCAAATCGCCCGCATTAGCGTTGTCTTGCCGCTGCCGGGTTGTCCGAAGATGTAGGCGAGAATGCTCAAGATTGCTCAACTTCCTCGGAGTTGCATATCCATTTCCTGACAGAGTCATTCACGATTAAGTCAACGACAAGATGAATCCTGTCAACCGGCGATTGATTTGCGACGCTGTGCGGCTTTCTTGTGTCAAGGTAATAAACGCCTCCGGCTGCTAGGTGAGCCGTTCGCGATTTTCCGGTCAAATCCCAGACTGTCATTTTTATGTCTTCATGCGTCCTCAAAGGCACATGAAGTCTTGCAAGCATTCCGTTTTTCGTCCCTACGTCCCTATCCTGAATGTCGCTGTGTCTCTTCAATACTCCATTTAAATCGTCTTTCGCTGTCATGCGAAACAGCCTGACTCTCTCAACCTGCCCGTTCCTTGCGATGTCATTGACCCAGGACTTTATTTTCGGCGTTTTCTCTGACAGCACGGTCCATTCGCATTTCAGTTTTAGATCGTCTGGGTGCTCGTCTCTCCATTTTTTTGGCATTTCGGAAGGCTTCACGCCCCACATTGGGTCGTCCTTCTTGTATCCTCTCAAAGATACAGCGGACCACGTTCCGTCTGAGTAATACGGAAAGTCATCGTGCCAGCAGTCTATCTTTTCAAGTTCGCCTGCAAAGCAGTCTGCCGGCACTGCCAAATCAACTTTAGTGAATGTCTTTGAATCTGCTTCGCTCACCTTGACTGTCGGCTCTCCAGCGTGACACCAACAAGCGACAATCTCGCTAGTGGCTGACACGCGATAGGCTTTTACCTCAAATCCGGCCTCCAGCAGTTGCTCCGAAAACTCAAAATCCTCGACGTAAGAGTAGACATAGTTGTAACGTGAAAACCACTCTGGCAGCGGAACGCCAGCGTCCCTTGCGACATGCGTTATTACTGATGAATGCTCTGCAATCCGGTATTGCCTCCCTGTAAAATCTTTCCTAACCGACCCCCTCGGAAGATGCTTTTGGATCGCTATGAAGCCGTCTTCAACCAAAATGCTTGAAGGGTTTTTCTCTAACTCCTTCGGCAGCGGTGCGGCAAACTGCCCACCGTAGTATTTCTTTGCGTAAGCAGACAGTTGTTTGTTTACTTGCTTAAAGTCCACAGGCTTCCTCCAGTCTGCACCATCGTTGTCTTGTGTTGTTCGCCCAAGCCTCGACTCGCGGCATCCTGCCGTACTGCTGCATCGAGCGATTCCAGTCTTTTCTGTAAGCCGGGCCTTCGTCGCTTGACATTTCAAAAAGAAGAGAGTGCGGGATGACTGCCTGCCTGCCTTTTAGGTAAAGTTCCCAGAGCCATTCGTATTCAGGCCAATCCTGCATCATCTGGACTGTCTCGGCGTACTGTTCATCAATGTAGCAGCCGGCGTATCTGCTGCCCTTGTGCTGCCTCTTGTAGTTGCAGCAAGCCGTTTCGAGCGTGAACCTACCCGATCTTTTGAAACTTGTCTCTCCCAGGTATGCGCTAGCAGTCTCTTCTAGCATTCTCATTTCTTTTGGCTTCACTCGGCCTTCCGTTAAGTCGTCTCTGCCTATGCAAAAAGCCCACCCTGATCTGTGGCTTGCTCCATCGCGAAACTCCATGTCAGGCGGCTCGATCGGAGCATCCGTAAGCCTTTCCAGTGCCTCAGAAAAACACCAATGCCCCATCCTGCCCCAGTGAAACCATGAGCCGTGGCATTGCTGTTTTAGGCGAGCATAGTTTGCCTTCCTGTCGTGAGAGATAAAGCAGTCGGATATGAACTTTCCTAGGGTTCCGTAAGCAGCAACAGAGTCGCCTACTGAAGCGAGAAACTGCTCGAAAACCAACTTTCTGTATTTGCAGTCCGGACTGAACAGCAGTCGCCTTTTTTCTTTCCTGAAAAACTTTTGCAGCCCTGTCGTGTCTTTTGTCAAAACTGGGAATCTGTCCGCAAACATGGACTCGCATGGGCCGGCGTACGTTGCGCCGTGGAACAACGCCATGACGCATCGTTTTTCAAAGTCAAATCCACCTTCGTCGCAAATCCATCTTTCTACCGCAAGGTCAGGTGAACAGTCATTTGTCTCGCAATGAAACTTGTAGAAAAGGTCAAAACCTTCCTGCCTTTTTTCCCTCCAGTCTATGTCATCCCCTCGCCCTTTTTGCGATGCTTTGCCCATTCGACTTCCTCTTCAGCGGCTTTGCAATAAATCATTTTCTCGCGGTAGTAAAACACGAGGGTGATTCGCTCATATCCGTACCGCATTCTGCGGAATCCTGTGTTACTGTGCCACTCGTGAACGTCGGCAAGGCAGAGGCACCCGTGTGCATAGTTGACTGCAACGCGATAGGCAGGAAAGACGAGGTATGCACCTGCGTATCTGTCGTTTCGCAAGCATGACATGACGCCGAAGCCTGACTTCAAGTCGCCGGCATCCTTGTGTGTCGCCGTCTGGAAGTTCCTGTTCACCGTCACCGTCGTGAAGGTGCTCTCCGGAATCACCCAATCAGCGGCAGTTCGTTCTGCGTATTCGCGTTGTGCTGCCCACCTGTCTGGAAAAAACTCGCGGAACCCCTCGTCTGCCCTTTTGATATACGGCAGGAACTTGCCCCACGCTGCTGCTTCTGAGATCAAGAATGAAGTCTGACGGCAAAACGGGAACCTTGCACTTCTATCGAAATAACCGATGATCCCGCTGTTCACGGTGTCGGCCACTGTCGTCTTGCTTTCTGTGCCATCCTGCTTTTCTCTACGCTTGCGAGTCACGCGACGTTTGCCGTCCTCGCCGTCAGTGCCGCCTGCTGCGTAGCCTCTGTTGTTTGTCGGCCTTGCAGCCTTGCGGCAGACCGGCAGTACAGATTTGCAAAGTTCTTCGCTGAACCAACCCGGCCTGTACTTTATCAGCGGCTCGCCGTCTGGCTTGTAGATGTCACAAGGCTCGTCACCGCCAAGGACAATGTCGTAATGGCTTTCGTCGAGGTGCTTTCCAGCGAGATCGTCAACGTCGTGCTTTTCCTCAACCCTGATTACTCGCACGCCTCAAAGCCTCCAGCGTCGTGTCAGTCGTGTTGTTTGTGCCGTATTTCTGTTCAAGCGTATGAATCGCATCTTGGAACTCAGATATGTTTGACTCGTCCAAAAACAACTGCACCATCCTGACTCCTGAAGGTGAGCCATATTCGCCTTCGTAATCATCATCGTAGTCTTCGTCGTCTGTCGGTGGCTTCGGCTTGCCAAGCAGAGCAGCAAGCATCTCAGACACCTCGGCATTGTCTGTCTCAACGCTTTCGAGGAGTTCCGTCAGCACCGCAGTGTCGGTTTCTGCCATCTCAGCGATCGGGTCAAGAGTCAACAGCAACTTGTCTGCTTCTTCTTCGGTGACATCCAGCACGAGCACAGGGACATCCTGCCCTGCCTCGTCTGCCGTCTCCGTTCGCAGGTGCCCGTCAATCAGCATCAGCCTGCCGTCTGGCAACTCTCTCGCAATCGCAGCAGCGGCGTACCCGACTTCCTCCAGTATGCCGTGCATTGCTTTGCGTTGCCGATCTGGATGCGTTCGCCAGTTCTTCGGGTTCGGCAAAAGTGTGTTCGCCGGAACAACTCGCAGTCCCTTGATTCTGTTTCTCATCATGCCCCTGCCTGCTCAAGAACTGCTGAAAGCACAGTCTCGGTGATGTTGCTTGAATCGTATCGCTCTGCCAGCCCTTTGCATAACGCCTGAAACTCGCCGATGTTTGTGTCGTCGAAAAACAACTGCACCATCCGCACCGTGCTCGGCGTTGTCTCTTCCGGCTTTGCCTCTTCCACGGTCTTCATGTCTTCACACATAGACTCAAAAATGCTTCTCAGCGTTTCGTCATCTGTGCTGACAGATGCCGCCAACTCACTCAATCTTGCATCATTTGATCCAGCGAGTGCCGCCAGCGGATCGAGCGTCGCAAGAATCTTGTCGGCCTCGGCTTCGTCAACGTCGAGGATGAGCACCGGCACAACCTCGCTGCC